TAATGGAGGTTCTCAGTGGGGAACAAAGCAGACCGCAATTGTTGCCCGTCATGCTGACCTTATGTACTCAAGCTATATCGAGGTTACCCTACCCAGGATTGACTCTACTACTACTGCCTACCTTTACAACAACGACCAAGGCGCACTCGGTTTCAACTTGCTAAAGTACGTAGAGCTTGATATCGGTGGTCAAATTATTGACAGGCAGTATGCTGAGTTCATGTATTTGTGGTCTATTTTGTCTAATGATACTACGAAGCTAGAGAAGACAAAATCAATGCTATCAGGAGTATGTGAGTCAGCTGGTGGTTCATCTGCATTGAGAAATGGAGTTGGTTGTGGAACTACTGGGCGCCAGAGGATCCCTAACGTAATCTATATCCCCCTAAACTTCTTTTTCTGCAAGACTCCTGGGGCTGCACTGCCTCTGATTGCCCTTCAGTACCACGAGGTTAAGATTAATCTTTACTGGAATGACCCTGAATTCATCGCAGGAAACTTCAATAACCCCGCATCCGGTGGTGGTTCTGGAACAACTTATCTACCTCAGATTTCCTCTGCTGCCCTCTACATTGACTACATCTTCCTTGATACTGAGGAAAGGCGCCGTATGGCCCAGGCCTCTCACGAGTACCTGATTGAGCAGCTCCAGTACAATGAGGACAAGGGTATCGTAGCATCCAACAATCGCATTGATCTAACTTTCAACCACCCAGTAAAGGAGCTTGTGTGGGTATGTCAGCCATCTCGTTACAGGAACTGTAAGCTGATGACTTCAACCTTTCCAGTTGTATACACAAACGTCCCTGCATTTACCTTCTCAGGTACTGGTTCAGGTGCAGCCTACACTGTAACTATTACATCTTCTACCACATACGTGCTAACTCTAACAACCAGAGGTGCTGGCTATACATTTACTGGTCCAAATACCTCTCAGCTAGTTATTACTGGTCCCTTCATTGGTGGAGTAGCTGGTCAGAACGATATTAACTTTCAACCTGCAGATGCAGTTGGTACATTTGGTGCTAACATTCCAACTCCTAACACCCTAGAGATTAACAACCGTCTACTGCCATTTACCTACGATCAGGACCCTATCTTCCAGCAGTGGATCCAGTTTAATGGACAGGACCGCTTGGACTACCGCTATGGTAACTACTTTAACAAGGTACAGCCCTACCAGCACCACACTGGTAGCTTGACTATAAGTCCCGCTACTCAGGGTGTATATTGCTACTCATTTGCCCTGAAGCCCGAGGAGCACCAACCATCTGGAACATGCAACTTCTCTCGTATTGATACCGCAACTATCGTAATGAACTTCGGTGATACTGGTATCAACCCCGACACTGATACCGATTGGGACGTACGAGTATATGCAACCAACTACAACATTCTCCGCATTATGTCTGGCATGGGTGGATTGGCTTACAGCAATTAATTTCTAATATAAGTAAAAATGAACTGGTTTATGATAATGTTTGGATTGGCTCTAGTTTTGACTGCAATTATTATTGGTGTACAGAAGATAGGACCTCTATGGGTCTCTCTACTAATGGGAGTAGTTGGTGGTGGATTGATTGTCAGTGCAGATATGCGCTAGTTTGAAACACTAAACCATCCTGTAAACGCATATCTTGTTTTAGAACTTACATTTGCAGAAACAAAATGATCGGTTTTTGTAACATTTTTTATTTTGAAAATAGTTAAACTATTAAATACTGGATTTACTGTCTTATAAACTTCATTTTTTTCGTAGTCATAAAAATTAAGCATTCCACCATATGCTGGGTTCCAATCCTTTGTTAGTTGAAAAACAAAGGCATAATCCCCATTCCCCTTATCGTGGTGAATTGACAAATAATCCCCTGTCTCATACTTTGAACAGAATGTTTCATTCATATGTGTAACATTCTCTCCAACAATCTTACTAAGCTCCTGTTTAACTTCAGGTGAATTAAAATTCTTCTTGAGATTGCAAATTACGCACCAGCAATTTTCAAAATGGTCGTCAATTGTCCTTTTAAAACTATAAGCAAATTTACCTGCGTTAAAGGTTGCAGCATTACTTAGCTTTTCCTCTAAATATTTTTGGTTGATATACAATCCATCGTAGTATCGTGTATTCTTTTTTCCCTCCTTGTTTGCAGGAAACATAGAAATATACCACCAAGTTTTATTAATATTTTTTAAATCACTTTCAATTTGGTTACAGGTTGTATCTTTTAAAAAGTCTTTAACAGAAATTATAGTTCCTTGTTTTTCGAAGCTATAATTTGGGTTTATCATTTATTAAAGCAAAATATTAACATTAAAGTAGTTTACCACGCCATAACAATATCCTCCATCCTGCAATGACCATCTTGCTCGTCCTTCTTTTCCTCCTGCTCAACCAGTTTATTAGCATGCCTTAGATCCTCCTGGAAACTTGATTCAATATCATCACCTTCAGGCAATCTAGACTCGTCAATCAATAAATCAACAAATCCGGTACCACATGGTGGTTTTTGACCAAACATAATGTTTGCTGAAACACCCCTCATACCATCAAACTCACCAGAAACTGCTGCATCAAATAATATCTTGGATGTCATCTCAAACGATGACTTAGCAAGAACACCGTTCTCTAGTTTTGACATACCAAATCTTGCAATAGCTATTAGGTAACCGTGGTAAGTCATTGCATCAACTAGGAGGCAGGGATGTCTGTAGTTAATAGATCCTGAACCAAATACATCCATTAGCTCCTCATACAAAGCCAATCTTGCTGCCTCAATCCCAAATACATCTAATACTTCATGGATATCATTTGAAAATGTCCTTGTAGAATCTACATTCTTGAACGTAAATAAATCCAATAAGTTGGATCCCTCAGAATCCAGTACCCATTCCTTAATTGATACATACCCACCGACTCTCTCGTCATATACCAACTCATCTTTCTTCTCACGTGGGAATACACGGCCAATTCCATCAATACCTGTCAAGATTGTATCCAACAATTTATCCTCAATAAAACGCAGAGATAATGCGTTCTTTACAGTATCAATACCAAATGTTATCCTTAAAACTAGCTTATCACTATTTGTATCAGAGTGTATGCAGTCATATACCTTTAATATCTTATTTGCCTCAATCTTTGTTCTAATCTTTGTCATATCCAACAAATCTCTTGACATCATTTGCACAGAATCTAATTCAAGTCTCATGATCCAAGGAGATACACATGTATTTCCGTTAGAGATTGAGAACTTCTCGTAGGATAATAGAATATCTCTGTCCTCCTGTACAAGTGAGTTTGAGCTTAATGGGTTAGGATCATAATATATACGAACTGATTTTGTGATATCCCGAAGTGTTGTCTTTTGAATTTCCTTCATAGCAGAGTTTGCATTTTGTAGTTCAGTGACTTCACCCCGCAGATAGATTGTATTTGATGGGTTCTTGGGATTTTGAGATACACTCAATAGTTCACCAATTCTGGGTACACCCTGAGTAGCATTAGCCTTTGATGTTCCTGCTGTATGAAATGTATTCAAAGTAAGCTGAGTTGTTGGTTCACCAATAGATTGTGCAGCCAGTGGTCCTACCATCTCACCAGGATGAACTAAAGCTTTAGTAAACTTAAACTTAATTTCCTCAATTAGTTCATTGAATAAGGCAAGAGTAAATCTATGAACAATAATTGATCTCTTTGGAGCCAAATAATATCTTAATAAGCACTGGAATACCTTATTATCCTGCAGGTACTGAATCCTGAATAGCTTATTCAATTCTGAGACAACATAATCAGGTGTCAGATCAGTCTTAACTAGATATGTATTCTCATATTTTTGAATTAGCCGCTTCATATTTACTGGGCACTTCAACTCACTTGCTCCAATAAATTTTAATACATGAACAACTAACATTTCACGGTCCTCCAAAATTTCATCAACCATATCTGGTGGATTTTCACCAGTTTCTGGAGATACATTCCTGAAGTCATCCTTTGATGCTGCAAATCTTGCGTAAACTTGCTCCATTGTCATTGTAGGCAAATCACATTCCTGACTCTCAATTTCTACTGCATCAAATGTATCTTCGCCATACAGGAACTGGACAATTGATCCGTTGATATCCCTTACACTCCTATCTTCTGCTACATGGATATCCTCCAGTAGCTTCACCAATCTGCGCTGGATATATCCAGTATCAGAAGTCTTGACAGCAGTATCGATTAGACCCTCGCGTCCACCCATAGCATGAAAGAAGAACTCAGTAGGCTGAATCCCCGAAATAAATGAGTTCTGTACAAATCCACGAGATTCCAAACCGTCATCAAACTTAGGGAAATGTGGGAGTGTCCGATTATTCATCATATATTGAACACGTTTACCATCCACCTCAATTTGTCCAAGCATAGCAATCATTTGCATTAAATTTGGGTCAGCCTTCCCCTTAGAGCCAGACCCCTTATCTGACATAATAATCATTCTATTAGTTTCATCAAGACTATCTACTACAGTCGTATTAACCTTGCTATTGATATCCTTAATATATGAGCGAACAACATTCTCTAGTTCCTCACCTGGTGCACGGCCATTGAACTTTGTGAATGTCCCCATATGGACATCTGAAATAATCTTTGATACATTCTCACGCCCCTTTTGGATAGTCTCATTAATTATTCTGTACCTATCCAACCCTACTACCAAGTCTGATGGACCCGTAGAGAATCCTGTAAACATATTGTATTTTGTAACTATGTTCTGCACTGAATTAATAAAATCCCCACATCTCTCATGTCCAAAGTCATTGTAAATTGCATGGACAATCCCCCTAATAGTTGATGGTTCACCGTCTCCGATTACACCCTTGATTAGTTTACCATTCTCCACATGAACCTTACCCTTCAAGTTAATGAGTGGAAATGCATATGAAATAACTTCGGGCCCAGACATTGGCCCATCCAACCTCTTAAAGTCAGTTAATGTACGCTTTGTCCTTGCTATCAAATTCATTGCAATGTGCTCTGGGATCACAACATTAGGCTGAGAAATCCTATAAACACCTGTTAATGTATCCTGGAAAACAGCAATAATAGGCTTACAGTTCCTTGGAGAAACTATCTGCCTCAGTAAAGTTGCTATTACCTTCAGCTCAGTTGCAGATGCAATACTTTGAGGAACGTGCATATTCATCTCATCGCCGTCAAAATCAGCATTGTATGGCTTAGTTGCTGATACATTTAGCCTAAATGTTGAGCCTGGTAAAACCTTAATTCTATGGCACATCATCGATGCTTTATGTAGTGAAGGTTGCCTATTGAATAATACAACGTCATCATCAACAAGATGACGATGTACAATATCTCCTTCTCTTAGATTAATTTGCTCCTTATTCATGTATCCAAGTCTCATCTTGCGGTTTTCCTGCTTTAGTTCTATGTTCTTTGCACCTGGATATTTGGAGGGGCCGTTATAAACAGCCTGCATAAGTCTATCCCGATTATATTGTGTAACAATTTCAGGGAAGGTTAGATTAATAGCAATTTCTTCAGGAACACCAAGTTGGTCTACATCGATATTTGGATCTGGTGTAATAACTGAACGAGCAGAGAAATCTACTCGTTTTCCCATTAGGTTTCCACGAACCCTACCAGACTTAGAACCAAACCTTGATTTAAGTGTCCTCAGTGGTCTCCCTGACCTTTGAGCAGCTGGTGGATGCCCCTTAATTTCATTATCTACATAAGTTGCTACATCAAACTGCAGGAGTTCGGTTAGTTTATCAATAATATCTCCATTTCCACCCTTATCCATCATTTCACGCAGCTTATTATTCTGCCTAATAATGGCTATTAGTTTGTGTGTCAAATCATCCTCCATACGTTGGTTATCCTCCATCATGACGGATGGACGAACAGTTAGTGGTGGGACAGCCAGGACAGTACATACCATCCAATCAGGCCTACTAAACTTTGGATTGAAACCAATAATAGTTACATCCTCATCTGTAATCCTTTGAAAGCAGCGAAGTACAATTTCAGGCTGTAATGGGATTAGTTCATCATCATAGGTATGGGCCTGTAAAGCTGCCACTGAATTCTCAATCTTTGAAACTTTCTTAATAGTCTTAGATCCACAGTGTGCACAAGATTTAGATTCCTTGAGCGCATGTGTCTTGTAGTGTGCAGTTTCCTCCCTAATTTTATCAAATCTCTCTACGCCATTTGCTAGTTTAGATAGACGCTCCAGCTCCTCCTTATCTAGGTAGGGCTTTGAGCAAGAAAGGCAAATCACTCCAATTAGCTTCTGTATAATTTCAATAAATTGATAAAGATACACCGGCCTTGCTAGGCGTATGTGGCCAAAGTGACCAGGGCATAGCAAATTAGTATATTTGCAGGTAGGGCAGATTTTTCCATGATCGGTAACACCAAATCTTGAATCAAATATTCCTCCTGGGATAGGTTGCTGACTTTGATATGTTTTATCTGTTACAACTTCTACTACACTTCTTGATAATATATCTGTTGGGTTTGCAATCCCAAACTGGACTCCTATGATAGTGTCTCCCATTCTTTATATAAATACTATAGTCTTTAGATGGATTCGTTTTCACCTTTTGAATTTTATGGATTGCTTAATGACAAATTCAAAGAACTCATCATTATCCAGCAAATCATCCTTCATTGTTTTAGGGAACTTGAGGCTATCAAGAAATGATGAATATTCAGTTCCAGTTTTTTGTTGGAAAAGCTTTATATCCTTAATTTTTTTGGTTGTTAGGTATCGGAATATTTCTCTCACAAGTTCATTGAACATTTTTCTATCTGCCTGTTCATCTCCTAGACGAATTATTAGTTCCTCCATTTATAATAAATGAAGCTTAAAACATTGAGAAAATCGCATAAGCCTGAAAAGAAGTTTGATGCGGTCTTCGAGAAGGATAACGGTAAGGAGAAGGTTGTTCGGTTTGGAGCAGCAGGTATGTCAGACTACACAAAGCATAAGGATGACGCGCGCAAGGAGCGTTACCTAAAGAGACATTCTGGAATGGGTGAACATTGGGATAAACCCGATACTCCTGGTGCATTAAGCAGATGGATACTTTGGAATAAGAAAACCTTAAAGGCTTCTCTAAAAGATTTCAAGAAGAGGTTTAACGTATAAAATGGATTTTTGCCTTATACGAATATTGCCAGCCTAAAGTATAACATGGAGCCACTTTTCATTATCGGAATGAATCAACCCTTTAACGGGCCAATATATGGAGTTCTACGTCCTGATTATTTTAAACCCGATACTGGGTCTAAAATAATCTTTACACTAGATTATATACCCAAAGCAAGGCTGATTTTCAAGGGTACGCTTGAAGAGGTGAAAGCCTGGGTCAATGAATACAACAATTTCCACGAGCGGAAGATCGAAAAAAAGCTCTACTTCTTAGAGAGTCTTGAAATTTCCTAAAATGGATTTTTGCCTTATAAATATTTTACGAAAAACATGATTTCAGCCTGCGTTTGCCTTTTAAAGCATAATGGTGAGACTATCGAAGGTGTCTACTTAAGTAAACCAAAACAGTGGTTCTTGGATAAGTTAAAGGAACTAATATTAGAATTTGGACACCATGGTGTCTTATATATTAAGGAGCTTGCTGATGTGTACGACTCTGATGGGAACCGCGATCTGGAGGTGCAATACTTCGGGATAATATCTCAATAAATTCACCCCATGTCATAGTGTTCTCTGAGTTTTTATATATTTTATTAACCCAATTAAATGTGTGAATGTACAGAACTACTGTCGGAGCTATTATCAGCGGCATTATTGACATGTCCATTTGATTCTTTCTTTAGAAAGGGTATACTAGTATATATCCGCGGATGAAGTAACCTCCACATCTTCCAACCTTGATATCCATGCCCTCCTCCATGAAAAACCATAGAATC